TGTGAGAGATTACAAACAGTACCTGATAATTATACCTCGTGTGTAACTAATGGAGTTGCACTCGTATCAAATTCACAAAGATATAAAATGTTAGGTAATGGATGGACTGTAGATGTAGTATGTCATATATTGGCAAAACTAAAGTTTTAACCCTAAGCTATCACTAAAATAACTCTTCAATATAAGCACCCCTTGTAAGGGTGTCTTGTAACTATCACACAAACTTATAATAATCTTTTGATAAACTTATACAATATAAGATACCCTTGTAAGATACTCTTAAAATATAGATTACCCTTATATAAGCATAGTGTTACTAAAAAGTGGTAACAAATGGGTAAATTTAAGAGTATTTGTAACAAAAAGGTAACAATGACACCCCATAAACACTACTCTTATAGCTATTGTTACTCTTTATTATACTTTTCTATACTTTTATATTAAGAGAATTTTATTTTATTATTTATATATAAGTATATATTACATATTTTATTATTGTATCGTAATATAAGTATAGAGTTTTTGGGTAACAATGGTAACACCCCTTATATTATATATATGTATTTTATGTTATAATGTTTCAAAGGATATACAAATGACTAAACGAAAACTAAAGAAAATGATTGATTATGATCCAAACACAGGTGTAATAAAAACAGAGTGTACTGTTACGCTACAACATATAGGATTTATGCAGATAAGAATAGATAATAAAAACTACAAGTTACATGAGATGTTATACATTATAGTACATGGTGCATTACCAACTGATGGTATAGTAAAGTATGATAATGGTAATAAGTTAGATAATAGAATAGATAACCTATGTATTGGTTACACATCTAAACAAGAAGTAAAGCGAAAACAGTTAGCTAATGATCAAGCTATGAGAGATAGGAAGATTACTTTTGCTATTGGTTAGGTAATATGCTATACTTTCAACATGAGAAATAAACATAAAAGATTTGCACAAGAGTATATAGTAGATTATAATGCAGCTGCAGCAGCTCATAGAGTAGGTTACTCTTTTGATACAGCTAATCAAACAGGTTACCGATTAATTAATTTACCTGATGTAATAGCCTACATAAAACAACTACAACTAAAAGCAACTGAGAGAGCTGAAATTACTGAGGACTTTGTTATACAAACACTATTAAAAGTGATAGATAAAGGTTTAGGTATTGATACATCAGATGTTATTGTAAAAGAGTCAATAGGTACAGGTATGAGTCAAACATCTAGTATGAAACTATCTAAAGTTGATCTAGCTGCTGTAAAAGGTGCTGCTGAGTTACTAGGTAGGTATAAAGGTATGTTTACTGATAAAGTAGATCTCAAGCACTCAGGACAGATACTAAAGCGTATTATAAATGTCAATCCAACCAAAGGTAAATAGATGAGAGCTTACAATAAACGATTAAATCATAAAACAGATGTAGCCTATATAAACTATGAAGATAATAAAATAGGTTTAATACAACCAGGATCTAATCCTAAGTTTATATATGATGAGAAGTTAGATAATGTAGTGTTATTAGAGTTTACAGGTGTAGAACTACAAGGACATAAAGTATATGTAGATGATATAGTAACTGATGGAAGTAAAAAGTATAAGGTAATAAAAGTACCAGGTGGTTATTTGCCTTTTATATTACCTGTAAACAAGGAGTTTAAATATGAAATGTAGTAAGACTTATGATGGATTAGAGTCAGCAGTAAAAAGTGAGTTTTATTTAGAAGTAGCTAAGGGTAATATACCAGGACATAAACTAAAGTCAAAGTTTGGTAGGAACCCATCAGTAGGTACATCTTTTGAAACTATTTGGAATGGTGGTGGAACATATACAGGATTTAATGCAGTAGGTGCTGAGACAGTAACAGTATCATCATCAAGCTCATCAGATAGTATAAGTGGTACAGGTTTAAGAACTATTAGACTTTATGGTTTAGATGCTAATTTTGAAGAGATAACAGAAGATATAGAGTTAGATGGTACTGCTGATGTAATTTCTACAAAAGAATTTATAAGAATGGATACAGCAAAAGGATTAACAGCAGGTACAGTAGGACACAATGTAGGAGATGTTACAGTACATCAAACGGTAGATACAGCTGTAATATTTGCAGTAATTCCTGCTACTTATAATACTACCATGATAGCAGCTTATACGATACCTGCAGGTAAAACAGGTTTTTTAATGGAGCAATCAACAGCCTTATCTAATAAACAAGCAGCATCAGCAGATGTGAGAATACAAATAAAAGGACCAGGTGAAGTATTTACAGTAGCAGGAGAAGCAGCTCTAAACTCACAAGGTACAGGGTATATTAATCAATCCTTTACAATACCTAAACAAATACCTGAAATGACTGATTTGTTTATAGAAGCAGAGGCATCAGCAACTATAGCCATATCAGCCTTTTTAGAAATATTACTAGTGGATAATTAAAATGATAACATTAACAAAAGAAGCAGAAGCAATAGGAGTAAGTGAGAGTACAGTAATAGTACAAGGAGCAGAAACAGGACAGACTGAACATAGTTTTCAAGTAGTTACTAGTGGAAGTCCTACAGCTGTTACTATACAAATAGAGGGTACTATAAATGGTAATGATTATCAGTGCTTATTTGAACATATATTAACTACTGCAGAATTAACTGCAGGTACAGCATTAATACATCTTATAAATAAAACAGTACCTAAGATAAGAGTAAGAATAATTAAGCTAGATGGTGGAGTAAGTCCTTTATTGAGCGTATATTACTTTAAAGGTAGTGTGAGTGTATAATGGAAATTGACTTAGCCCCTACAGTATCAGACTATTATATATCAGATGCACCTGTAAGTTTAATCATAGGACCTATTGGATCAGGTAAGACTCTAGGTAGTATCTTAAAGTTAGATAGATTAATGTATGAACAAGAGCCTGATCATGATGGTATTAGAAGATCTAGGATAGCAGTAATAAGAAATACAGCAGTAGAGCTAAGAGATACTACTATTAAATCTTTTGAGGGTTATTATGGTGATTTACTAAAGTTTAATTGGGGTAACTTAACAGCTATATATGAGCATGATGATGTTAGATGTGAGTTTTTATTTAGAGCTTTAGATAAACCAGGTGATATGAGAAAGCTATTATCATTAGAGATTACATACGCATACTTAAATGAGTTAAGAGAGTTACCTAAAGAAGCCTTAGAGAATGTTACATCAAGATTAGGTAGATATCCTGCTCCTGCTGATGGACCTGGTGCAACTAAAGCTCAAGCTATAGCCGATACTAATGCTTTTGATAATGAGACATGGATATATAAGCTATTTATAGAGAATAGACCTACTAGATGGAGTTTATTTATTCAACCACCTGCATTACTAGATGATAATACAGTTAATCCATTAGCTGAAAATGTAGATAACCTACCTTATGAATATTATAGAGGACAAGTAGATGGTAAGACTAAAGACTATGTAGATGTTATGTACAAAGTTAAGTTTATACCACTTCAAACAGGTAAGCCTGTATATCCTGAGTATAACGACTCTCTACATTGTATAGATGAAAAACTACTTACACCACCATCTAAAGAATTACCTCTTATATGTGGTGGTGATAATGGTAGATGGAGTGGTTTTTTAATAGGACAAATAGATCCATTAGGTAGATTAGTAGTATTTGATGAGTTAATTAGTGATGATATAAGTCTTACAGATTTTAGTAAGATTATAGAGTCTCACATGAAGCTACATTACTCAGGTTATAAGTTTGAGTCATGGTTAGATCCATGGGCTGCTAACACTAGAGGACAAGTTACAGATGATACTATGTTTAAGGTTTATAGTGGAGTAGATTTACATCCACGCACATCTCATACAGGATCACCTGATACTATGGTAGAAGCTGTTAAAACTAAATTTGGTAAGTTACTAGTAGGACAACCTGCTATATTAATATCTAGTAAATGTAAGACACTTAGAAAAGGTTTAAATGGTGGTTATGAGTATAAGCGTATTAATGTAAGTGGTGATAAATACAAAGATAAGCCTGATAAGGGTAAGTATTCTCATATATGTAATGCTTTTGAGTTCCTGGTAGATGGTACAGGTGCTAGTAGAGAGTTAAAGAGTAGTAATAAGTTTAGAAGTAATGCACCAATACAAGTTAGTACAGGGTTTGATCCTCTTGGATAATACAGTAAGATATTATGATGAGCCTGATGGATGGATAGAGTACATTGAGAAAGATGGAGTTATTTATGGATCAGCTCATGCTACAGATGGTAAGTATTCTAGGAGTTTATTAAGAGCTTTAAAGAAAGGAATTAAGCAATATAAGAAAATTGTTACAGAATTACGATATAATTACCTAATTGATTTCTATAGTAAGCA